GGACATTTATAAATGTCCAAAACGTGTTTTGGGCCTCTGAAAAAGGCTCAATTTTCATGCATTTCGACTTTACGGGACGATGCTCTGAAATCTGCTTTCTAAATTTTCAAGTGTGACCATCCATAAAAAAATATTTCTTACTATTTTGTTATAAAATTGATTTAGGAGTATTTTATGTTATCATAATATACAATGGAAATGGTAACTAATGGTAACGAGAAATACTCCAAAAAACTCCTAAATTTTTCATGTGAATTATGTAACTTTAAATGCTCTAATAAACAAGACTACACTAGACATTTATCCACGGGAAAACACGAAATGGTAATAAATGGTAACGAAAAAACTCCAAAAAACTCCAAAGCAAATATGTGTTCATGTGGTAAAACATATAAGCATATTTCAGGGTTATCTAGGCACAAGAAGAAATGTAATTACATTGAAGAAATCAAAAACGAAGTAGTTGAAGTAGAACCCGAAGTAATTGAAATAGAAAATGCAGTGGTTGAAATAGAAAATGCAGTGGTTGAAGTAGAAAGTGAAGAAAAAGATGAAGTAGAAAGTGAAGAAAAAGATGATCCATCATATAAAGAAATGTTTATTGCTGTGATGAAAGAAAATAAAGAATTACATAAAACAATGAGGGAAATGATACCAAAAATAGGAAATAATACAACTAATAATACTACTAATAATAACAACTTTAATTTACAGGTATTTTTGAACGAGACCTGTAAGGACGCGTTGAATATACAAGATTTTATAGAATCATTATGTATCCAATGTAGTGAAATGAAAGAAATACAGAACGTAGGATTTATTGAGGTAGCTTCAAAGGTATTAATAAAAGAATTAAGTGGGATGGATGTGACAAAAAGACCGATACATTGCAGTGATTTAAAGCGTGAAACAATTTATATAAAGGATAATGATGTGTGGGAAAAAGAGACAGAAAACAAACCTAATATGTTAAGTATGATAAAGCAAATGCAAAAGGAGTCATATACTACATTAGATAATTGGGCCAACAAACATCCTGGGTATATAAAGCATGATCATCCATGCCATCGCACGTATATGGATACGTGGGGGGATATATGTACGTTGGATCAAATAAAAGACGTGAACAAAATAACAAAAAGGATAGCGAAGGAAGTAATAATAGACAAAGAAAAGAATAAATAAAAAATAATTAAATAATAATAAGATTATGTAATTATTTACCATTTGGTTTTTTTAACATTTATTTTAGGTCCGGCACCTTTTTTTCTGGATTTATTGGGGTCATATGCATCATCTTCGTCGTCTGACTCCATATTTTTAGAAATTTCCCAGAATTCTTTCGATCCTAATTTGAAATCATTATGATGATCAGCTTTATACCAAAATATCTGGTCCTGTAATTTGTTAGACTTGGCGTTATTATTAATAACAAGACATTCGAAATTTTCTGTGCATTGATCCATAACTTGGCAAAAAGATTCAAATGTTGGGAACATTCCAGCATAATTTTCATAAATTCTCTTACGATTAGTGATATAAGGTTCTCGAAGGATAAAAACATAATCAATATTCGTTCTCAAATTAGGCGGGATACCTAAAGGATATTGCATAGTAATAATCAACATAATTTTCCAATGACGTCCATTCATAAAAAGTAATCTCATTAATTTGTCCTTTGTCCACGAAGCATCGTATAAACAATCATCTAATATCATAAATGTTCGTGGGTCAATAGTAGACCGTTTATAAGTGGCTATTTCTTTTTGCATTTGTTTTAATACTTGTTTTTGCCGCTTCATAACATTTTCTACAATAGCAGTATTATATTCATTATGTATAAAGAGTTTTGGAACATGTTTTGCATAAAACCCATTACCTTCTTCTGTGCCTGAAATAACTGTTCCAATGGGAATATCTTGTTGATAATATAATAAATCTCGTACTAAAAAACTTTTACCTGTATCACGTCGTCCAATTAGAACAATAACAGGTCCTTTATTTTCATTAGGTTTAAAACTAATTTGTTTCATATTAAACTTTTTAAGTTCGAGTGACATATGTTTTTTTGTTAAAATAAAAAAACATAAATTACGCGACAAATTAGTTAAAATATAAAAATAATATTCAATATAAACTATTAATGAATATAAATGAACAAATATTAGATCATTTAAAAGAAAATTTTAATTTAGAAATTGTCCAAAATTATAATCCACTATATTCCAAAATAAATGGAATAAATGAAATAAATGGAATAACTGGAATAAATGAAAACACGAGATTACAAAAGGATAGTGATATAATATCAAATAACAAAGAATTAACAAAAGTATGTAATAAAATAAATGAGAATGAATATTTGGTAAATATACTTGATAAAAATAATGGAACAAAAAGGGATGTTACTATTTTTATAAAATTTTCCCCTTTATTAAATCCTTTAGGATATTTAACAGGAAAATATAATTATGAAGACCCTAAATTATTTACACTACCTAATATAGGTAAAAGTCATTTAAGTCATGATAAAATGAATGATTTAAACAATACTGCTTATTTGGATAGTTTTTATTGCTATTTAACAAGTAAACTGAAAAAGAAAGGATTTGTTCATGGATTAGAATTTTATGGTGAATTATCTGCTGTAAAACAAAACTATATTTTAAATGTTGGAGATGATTTATCGTATATAGATAAATCCTCATTTTTTTCAAAAAATTACAATAAATTGTTTTCAATACAAACAGTGGATGGAATGGATTATGTGTGTAATTTAAATCAAACTTCAAATAAATTTAAAGAAAAATTATCAATAGGTAGTTCTATTAAAAATATGGGATCGGAAGTGTTAGATAATACAGTATTTGATAATATTTTTAGTGAAGAAATAAATAAAGGTATTGATAATGGTTTGGAAGAAATAAATAATTTGAAAAAGAGTTCTTTAAAAAGTATTGGATTAAGGAGTATGTGTTCAGACAGTTCAGGGTCAACCAATTCTTCAAGAAGTTCGATAACCACAAATGATGAATTAAATAGTGATAATGATTTATCTGATGACGATGATGATGACGATGATGATGATGACGATGATGACGATGATGACGATGTATCATCGGATGAAGAAGAAGAACAAACAATATTGGCTACAATTAATAAATTTCCCGTTCAAATAATTATGATGGAGAAGTGTAATGGAACATTGGATGATTATATAGAAGAAATCATGGAAATGGATGACTCAAAACCAAGATACGTAGATTTATGGAGATCCATATTAATGCAAGTAATTATGATGTTAATCACTTACCAAAATGTATATAATTTTACACATAATGATTTACATACGAATAATATCATGTATGTAGAAACTAAGGACAAATTTTTGTATTATTGTTATAAAGAGAAATACTATAAAGTGCCAACTTATGGTAAAATATTTAAATTAATCGATTTCGGTAGAGCAATATATGATTACAATGGTGATAATTATTGTAGCGACTGTTTCAATAAAGGCGAAGATGCGGCAACACAATATAATTTTGGTGCGTATTATAATCCCAAGAAACCAATTATAAAACCGAATAAGAGTTTTGATTTATGTCGTTTGGCAAGTAGTATATTCGATTTTTTTGTGGATTCCATGGATGAGGTAAGTGAAATAAGGAAAACGAATAAAATAGCCAATTTGATATGTGAATGGTGTGAAGATGACAAAAAGCGTAATATATTGTATAAATCGGATGGGGAAGAACGTTATCCAGACTTCAAATTGTACAAGATGATAGCGAGAACGGTGCATAATCATACTCCGGAGGAACAGTTAGAGAATAGTTTATTTTCAAATTATAGAATAACTAAAATTCCAATGGGAAAACAAATTATGATTTTAGAGGATTATTACACTGACTAAAAAGAAATATAAGAGAAACCTCTAAATATAAATATTTTATTTGTATAATGTATATGAATAACTCCTTGCCTAATAAAAGGAAACGAACTGAAATTCTAAAAACTGAAATTCTAAAAGTTCCCGATAAAGACCGATTTATTAAAGCAAACGGATTCAATAATGAAAACTTTACTATTGATACTGTTGGGGTTGAACCTGTAAAAAGCATGCGTATTACACCTATTACAGATACAACTTCTTTATATTCTACCGGTAATATTGAAACCAATAATGAAGTATTAAGTCATGAAATTAGGGGTGATTATTCTCCAGCAGTTGGAAGCACACCTAACTATGGAAAAGATACTTATCATAGAAATATGTTTGATGATGGTTCTTCTTATATACCTCCTTCTTATACACCATTATCAGCGACAGAAAGATCCGATTTGTTAAATAATATGCCATTAAAGCGCAAACATGGTGCAGGTAAAACTAAAAAGAAAAATAATAAAAAAAGTAAGAAAAATAAAAGTAAACGAAAGAAAATTATGAGAAAAATTCACTCAAAAAAACAGAGAGGAGGTGGAAAAACACGAAAGAACAAGAAGTCCAAGAGAAAAACAAGAAAGTAAATAAAATTGTATATAGTAAAAATTATATACAATTAAAAAGGTGTAAAAAGTGTAAAATTAAAAGTCAGGTTTATCAATAAACACATTAGTAGATGGTTTGGTGTCAGCAACCCCTTCAATCGTTTGAAGTTGGTCGTATAATATAAAACCAAAGTAAGAAGAGATAAACACAATAAAAGTATCTCTGATTAAATCCTTTAAAGGTTTGGGTTTTTTATCAATAAATTTCATTTCCAAATATTTAAATAAACCAAAGCAAATAGTAATTAGCGCAACAACATATAAACTATTTTCCATTAAATTATAGTTAAATTAGTTAGTAAAGAGTTTTACGCAATTATCCTAAAATTTCAATATCGTTCAAAATAACATCGGGTTCAATGCTCAATTTCTTAGAAACATCATGGACATCCATATCCTTTAACGGCATATTGTTATCAGAATGGATTTTAATTTTGGGTAAAGGTTCATATTCGTCGTCATCATCGTCATCATCGTCGTCATCGTAATTATTCATACTGTTCATATTGTTCATTCTTTGTTTTTCTTCTAAAGTATTAATATCTTTTGGGGCATCAACAGTATTTTCAACATTATTTTCATCAACATGCTTATCAACATCATTAAATTGAATATTAGGTTTATCATTAATATCCTTCTTATCATCGGATGATGTAAGTTCTCCACCTTCTTTTAACTGTCCTGAATGTTTTTGTACCATTTCTTCATCATCTGTTTTTGTTTCTTGTTCAATTCTTTCTTCTTTCACTTCTTGTATAACTTCTTCTTCAGTAGTTTCATCCATATAGTTGCGAAGAATATTTGCAATAGGTAAACTGTCGCGTATAGCTGAAAGGACAGATTCTTGAATAATAATTTCTAATTCTCTTTTATATTTTTGTTTTTGAAGAGGAGAGATGTTAAGTTCGTAAAGATACACATTAGTATACACTTTTCTAGCACATATAATGTAACAATTATGTATAAATTCCTCTAATTTGGGGATATCAATATCAATTTTTTTCTGTTTCGTTCCGACACGAATACATGTAAGAACTTTAAGTTGAATAACATGAACACATGATATAAGGTCTTCTAAATAATCACATCCTGATCTACTAACAATTCTTTCACATTCCGTTTTTACTAAAGTATTATTCCATTTGGGTATTCTTGAAATTAAATTTTGAAATGTCATTAAATATTTATCTAATTCGTCATTTGATTCACATAATTTATATGCTTCTTCAAAAATAGAAGTAAACCCTTCTGCCATAAGAGGTGTTAATAAATTAACTAATCTTGCACACCATTCGTTTTTCGATTCTTGTAATGAAGCAATTGTAAAATCATCCATTTTAAATAATTGATATATTTTCTAAATTGGTCTTCAAACGAAAATA